ATAAATACCTATATTGTAAAATAGTTATCTTCAATTTAACTCAAATAGCAGATAGTTAAAATCTTTGTTACTTTCTTTTAAAATAGATATATTAGGAGGAGGTGATTAAGATGATACAATTAAAAGTAAATGAATTATTGAAAAAACAAAAGAAAACGAAATATTGGTTTGTAAAAAATATGGAAGGAGGTTATCAATCACTTACAAGAATGATGAATAATGAAACTAATAGTATAAAATTTGATACATTGGAAAAAATGTGTGATTTATTTAATTGTGAAATTGGAGACATTATTGTCAGAAAAAAAGGAAAGAAAAAAAATAAGAATAGAGGTAAAATAAAAGATGAGTAAATTAATGAAGCAATATCAAGAATTGAAAAAAGAAGATCCTAATTTAATTTATATTTTTCAAGTAGGAATATTCTATAATATATTAAACGAAGATGCACGAATAGTATCTAATGAAATTGGTTTGAAATTAACCGACTTAAGTCCTGAAATTATAAAGTGTGGCTTTCCAATCTCCAAATTGGATAAATACACACAATTACTTGATTCTCAT